CTAATTTTATACGCTCACAATTTTCGTCGATGTAGTGCTTGCCTCCCGACAATCCTACAATACCTGTTGTAATAGATCCACTAACACCCATCGAACACACGTCTTGGCTCATACTTGAATATGAAGGCGCATTTGCTGATGGTGGTGGAACTTTGGAATTATTGTTTGTTGTATTATTTGTATCGTTATTTGTTGTACTTGTTGTATCGTTAGAGCTTCCGGACTGGTATGTATTATTATTCGTTGTTGTATACCCACCTGTTATATTGGTATTTGAGCCACTTGAATTTGTTTGTGAATTTGTATCGTCTGCTAATACTGGTTTAGCCCACATAGAAATTATAATTAATACTATTAATAGTGGTATTATCTTCAACCAAAATTTCATTTATTCTCCAGAATTACGTATCAAATGATGAATCTTTGTAATTTAATCCTTTTACAGGAAAAGCTTCGAAAGGTAAACAAAAAGCATCCGTAGCTATTCCATTTTTATAATCTTGTGGTTTAGCTTCGTATGCATTATAAAATCCTACTTGTGCTTCTAAACAAGCGTCTTCTGTGGGGAATATAGAACCCATGTATTTAACTGATGGTGCGTCCGGCACTGATATCAGTATTAGTAAAAACCATATTTTAATCATTTTTTCTTTTTAATGTCTTTACTCAACATTTTATTTACTGCTGATTTAGAATAGGATTGTTTTGCTAAATATGGATTCTTTTTTAATATGTCCCATTCTTTGCCAGGTTTTTTCTTTTTAGCTTTAAGTAATGCTTTACCTATTCCTCTGAGTGCTACACCTATAACCATATTATTTCTTTTTCCTTAGATTTTTTATCATCTCTAACTGTTTCTTCTGTGTTTCCGTGGCTTTTTTTATACTTTTATCAAATTCACTAAGGATTCTTTTTCCTTTTTTCATAGTCTGGCTTACATCACTCTTAAATGCTGCACCACCTAATACTCTACGTCTTTCTTTAAATTTTTTAGCTGCATCACTACCTTTTTTACTACCTTTTTTAAGGAGTGCCTTACCAATTCCTCTAAGTGCTATTCCTATTACCATGTTGTCCCCTCATGTATGTTTTATTCGGACTATAGTATACCCATTTTTTAAATTTATACCACATATTTATAATTCTTGTTGCCACTATGTTCCTGTTAAATGGGGATCGAAGCGCTACGAATGAGCGCCAAGATCCACCGAGATGAAATGAAGTTGAGAACTTTGTTCTACACCCTGTGGATAACTTTTGCAAGAAATAAATTAATTTTTATCTTGACACGTTTATGGCAGAAATTAGCCAAATAATGTTCTTGATATGTTTGGGTCATTATGCTATATACAAGCCATACGCAGAAAAGAATATTATTACATGAATAATGTTTCTATCTGGCTGAACAACAATCGCAACGTTGTAAAGCATGTTACACCGGTCACAATGTCCAAATGGATTAGGGGCTGGAGTGGCGGTACTGAGTACTCCTAGGAAACTAGTTGCAAGGAAAGGTTGGAGGTAATAGTTTAATCCTCCGATAGCTGTGTATTGAAAGAATTATGATAAGTATAAAGAAATTTGATGAATGGTTAAACAAATCGTCGCGTGGTAATAAAATCATGTATTACCGTGGGTATATGTGTGGTCCTTACTTGCAAAAGCTTACACCCACATTAGATGAAAGAAGAGTCAGGAATTTAAGAAACCATGTTTACAAAGCATATGAAAATGATGTTGTAACATTGATACAGAAGAAACATAGTGACTTTGATTATGAATACATTGCGATGCGTTTATGATCTGGGGATTATTTTGGTTATTAATCATACCCATCAAGATATGGATTGCGTTTCACATCTTGGTATGGGTGTATAAAATATGGATGGGGATGTTATGAGTAAATTTGATGATTGGGTAATGGAACATTACGAAGAAATATGGGAGACGGAAGATGAAGAAGAATAAAAGTTTAAATACACCAGAAGAAAAAGCACACGCCAAAAAGCGTGATGAAATAATACAAAATAGACCACGTGAGTGGAATCACATACAAGAGGAACGTCAAAAAATACGTACGAAAAAAACTGCACAAGCATTGGCTGATGAAGCAGCGATAAAGGAACACGGCCCAAGGACAAGACCTATTACATTTGAACAACCAATTGAGGGTACAGAAATAGGTGGCATGAAGTCATTTCATGTTGAGAAGGGTGAAGAAAAGAATACATACGAAATAACAACCAAGCGTGAATTGACATTTACATATCTTATTCGTGCTAAGAATGAGGAAGATGCAATGATTCGCACACTTGGATTTGTTGGTAAGGATGGGAGTGGACAGCGTGAGGATGTTAAACGCCCTATGTATGCAAGCAAACCATTTATACGTGAATGGATTGATAAAATAAAGAAGGTGGGATGATGAAAGAAATAATTAAAACACAGAAAAAAATAAAGGAGATATTAATTAATGGAACGGTTAATAATGAGTCTTTTCATTGGTTTGTTGATCAGCTTGGCATGGTACAATTATATGATAAGGGATTACCTATGCATATTGTGTTAGGGATCATCAAGGAATTCACCGCTGATGTGGAAATGCGCACACGTATTAAAAATGAGCATGGATTTAATGAGGAAACCATGCGCAAAGCGTATAGTGATTTAGAGACTGAATGGAACAAAAGAAATTAGATGGAAAAGAAAGTAAAGATTGGCTACCAGGACATAAAGATTGAGCGTGAAACGTCCACATTCCAGAAGCAAACGGATTCTTATGGCGAGTATGATCACCGCAAGAATAGTATTACTATACAGAATGGATTAGGACCACTTGATGAGGCAAATACACTGCTGCATGAAATATTGCACGGCATAGCCTATATCAATTCCCTAACGCAGAGTGATCAGCCACTTGATACGGAGAACAAGGAGGAAGTGGTTGTTAATTCAATGACCAATGGCCTTGCCCAGGTGTTTCGTGACAACAAATGGCTGCTGCCGTATTTTAAGGAGAAATTTAAATGACACAGACATATGAAATTAATCTGTGGCAAGACAAGAAGGTTATTGAGAAGGTAGTCAAGCAGTTCGAGAATGATGAAAAGGTGCTTGAATTTATCAAGGAGCACTTTGATAAGGAAGAGGAATTGCCACGTTTGGACACAGAAAAAGGGTATCTTCGGCCCAAAAAGAGCAATATAATAATTACATGGTCAAAAATAGCTACCTATGTACGCAAGAACGCACCAAAAAGGTTAGAACTTGACGAACATGAAAAGGAGCTGAAAGACACATTGGAGAAATCTATTACAACAGAGGTAATAAATGAATGGGGTAAAAATGAAATGTATAGGCATGTAAGAAACAACTATGGTCCAAATCCAGACGCCAAAGGCTATAGTGAGTTTCCAGGGAGACACGATAAAACGTATGTCAGGAAATAAGCAAGGACTTACACCACGTCAAATGGAGGTGTATATACTCATCAAGGACTATATTAAGGCGAATGAATTTGCTCCGTCGTATGAAGAGATAAAACAGCTTATGGGCTCGAGGTCCAAGGCGCATGTGCATGCATTTGTACACCAATTAATCGACAGAGGATGGATAGGAAGAGGAAATGGCAGAAATCGGTCAATTTTTATTTTGTAATGTGGCACCTATAGTGGTATATTTGCTCAAAAGTTTTTTTTATTTATGTACCGGGGACGTAAGAGGCGCCACAGTGACACAATTGCTTAATAAACTATATAAATCAATAAGTTATTATGTGGCACCTATGTGTCACTACTCTAGACAACGCAAGGCACTTTTTTGTTTTTTAGAAAATAAAATGAGTAAAAACTCACCTATACTGCGGGTTACAGCATGGTAGATAAAAGATTGAGAGGTGCCACAAGTGGTGCCACAAATATGTCAAAAAAGTATCCAATCCGTGCTGATGGATTGACTGATAAACAACGTGTGTTTGTAAAGATATATGCTGAAAATGAAGGTAGGTTAACACCAACAGAATGTGCAAGACAAGCTGGATATAATGAAGATAGTGCAAACGTAAGAGCGTCAGAATTATTAAATGGTAAAAGATATCCAAAAGTTGTAGAAGCTGTTATTGCGCGCAGAGCTGAAATTGAAAAGACACACGAAGTTAAATTAAATAAACATGTACAAGAGTTGGCTAGATTGCGTGAGAAGTCTCTTTCTGAAAAGTCTTATTCTGCTGCTGTTAATGCTGAGCGGTTGCGGGGGCAGGCTGCAGGATTGTACATCGATAGAAAAGAAATCAGAACTGGTAGTATTGAC